CGGGAAATTTTGAGGAATTAGAGAAGACCTATCAATGGTTCGCTTTTGGCGCAAGAACTCGCCTCATGTCAGGGGGCAGAATCGCCGTTGTTCACACCCGCTGGCACCAAGACGACCTCATCGGGCACTTAATCAAGGACGGTGCCAACAATCCCAAGGCAGATCAGTACGAAGTTTTTGAGTTCCCCGCCATTCTTGACACTAATTCAGGACCAAAAGCCCTCTGGCCGGAGAAATTCGATCTTGACGCTTTGGAGCGCACCAAAGCGTCTATGCCGCTGTTCCAGTGGAACGCGCAATACATGCAGAACCCGACAGGGGAGCAGGGTGCAATCATTCAACGGGATTGGTGGAAGCCTTGGAAACAAGACAATCCGCCGCAGTGTGACTTCGTCATCATGACGCTGGACGCAGCGGCAGAGAAAAGCACCCGTGCTGACTTTACGTCGCTCTTGACTTGGGGCATTTTCAGCGATGACAATCTGACCAATGGTGAGCCGCACATCATCCTCATGAACGCCATCAACGTCAGAGTCGAATTCCCCGAACTGAAAGACCTCGCTATCCGCGAGTACCACGAGTGGGAGCCGGAGGCGTTCATCGTTGAGAAGAAGTCCAACGGCACGCCGTTGTACCAAGAGTTGCGCCGCATGGGCATCCCCGTGCAAGAATTCACGCCTCACCGGGGCACCGGGGACAAGGTTGCTCGCCTGAGCGCCGTGGCTGACATCATCCGCAGTGGCATGGTGTGGTACCCCGAGGGCCGTAGGTGGGCTGAAGAAGTGATTGAGCAGTGCGTAGCGTTCCCGTTCGGATCTCACGACGACATGGTTGACTGCACCTCGATGGCCCTCGCACGCTTCCGTCAAGGGGGGCTGATCAGTCTATCCTCCGACTTGCGTGACCCCGACGCCCTAAATCGCCCACGCCGTGCGGCGTACTATTGACGCCACGCGCCAACCCTAACACCCCAAGACTCCGGAGCCCATCATGGCAACAAACATTGACAAAGCGTTGTACTCGACGGGCGTGCCGCCCCTGCCTGGGCTGGGCGTGCCAGAGGCACCCGACATTGAGATCGAAATCGAGAGCCCCGACAGTGTCACCATCGGTGCCGATGGCCTTGAGATCACGCTGGTGCCCGGGCAAGATGACCTTGATGAGGGGTTTGAAGTCAACCTTGCCAACACCCTTGACGAGGGTACCCTTGAGGAGATCTCAGGCAACCTGTTGGGCGACTACGACAACGACATCAACAGCCGGAAGGACTGGGAAGAGACCTACGCCGATGGTCTAAAGCTCCTGGGTCTCAAGTACGAGGAGCGGACTGAGCCGTGGTCTGGTGCCTGCGGCGTCTTCTCGCCCATCCTCACCGAGGCGGTGGTGCGCTTCCAGAGCGAAGCCATCATGGAGTCGTTTCCGGCACAAGGCCCGGTCAAGACCAACATCATTGGGAAACGGACCCGGCAGAAGGAAGACGCCGCATCGCGGGTGCAGGCGGACATGAACTACCAACTGACGGAAGTCATGGTGGAGTATCGCCCTGAGCACGAGAAAATGCTCTGGAACCTGCCTATCTCCGGATCCGCCTTCAAGAAAGTCTATTTCGACCCCAACCTCAATCGCCAGATCTCGACTTTCATCCCCGCCGAAGACGTTGTTTTGCCTTACGGCACCTCGGAACTCAGCTCGTGCCCGCGCATCACGCACAGGATGAGGAAGACCAAGAACGAGATCCTGCGCCTGCAACATGCTGGGTTCTATCGTGACATCGACATCGGCGAGCCCAACAAGAACATTGACGAGATCCAAAAGCGCAAGGATGAGGAGACGGGGTTCGCCGCCACCCACGATGATCGGTTTTTGTTGTTAGAAATGCATGTCGAGCTGAGCATCCCGGGCGATGAGCACAAGGACAAGGACGGCAACCCCACTGCCATCGAGCGGCCCTATGTCGTCACCGTGATCAAAGACACGGGTGCGGTGCTCGCCATTCGGCGGAATTGGCTTGAGGATGACATCACCTACCAGCCGCGCCAGCACTTCGTGCACTACCAGTACATCCCGGGCTTTGGGGCCTATGGCTTCGGGCTGATCCACCTCATCGGCGGTGCGGCCAAGAGTGCCACGAGCCTGACCCGCCAGCTTGTCGATGCTGGGACGCTGAGCAACCTGCCCGGGGGCTTGAAGAGCCGTGGCCTGCGGATCAAGGGGGACGACACCCCCATCGCGCCGGGTGAGTTCAGGGACGTGGACGTGCCTTCAGGCACGGTGCGGGACAACATCATGCCTCTGCCCTACAAGGAGCCGTCTCAGACGCTCCTGGGGCTGCTGAATGGCATCGTGGACGAGGCTCGACGGTTCGCCGCTACGGCGGACATGAAGGTCAGTGACATGTCGGCCCAGGCCCCGGTGGGCACCACCCTGGCGCTGCTGGAGCGCCAGCTCAAAATCATGTCGGCGGTGCAGGCGCGGCTGCACTTCTCGATGAAACAGGAGCTGAAGCTCCTGAAGACGATCATCGCGGACTTCGCCCCGGAGAGCTACGACTACGAGCCCGACACGGCGGTGCCGCGTGCGCGGCGCAGCGACTACTCCCTGGTGGAGGTGATCCCGGTCAGCGACCCGAACGCGGCGACGATGAGCCAGCGGGTGGTGCAGTACCAAGCTGCGTTGCAGCTCTCGACCCAGGCCCCGCAGATCTACAACCTGCCACGACTCCACCGCCAGATGCTGGAGGTGCTGGGGATCAAGAACGCGGACAAGATCGTGGAGCTGCCCGAGGACAAGCGCCCGGAAGACCCCATCACCGAGAACATGGCCGTGCTGCGTGGCAAACCCGTCAAGGCATTCGCGTACCAAGATCACGAGGCGCACCTCGCCGCGCATCAGGCGTTCATGCAAGACCCGAAGATCATGATGGCTATCGGCCAGAACCCGATGGCGCAGCAGATGATGGCCGCGCTCATGGCTCACATCGCGGAGCATGCTGGGTTCTCGTACCGCGCACAGGTCGAGATGTCGCTGGGGGTGCCGCTGCCCGCGCTGGACGAGGATGAGACCGCACCGATCTCGCCGGAGGACGAGAAGGCCCTGGCCCCGCTGGTGGCCGCTGCCGCACAACGCACGCTGGTGATGAACCAAGCCGCTGCCGCACAGCAGGCAGCACAACAGCAGGCGCAGAACCCTGAGCTTCAGATCGCCCAGGCAGAGTTGCAACTCAAGGAGCGCGACAGCCGGCGCAAGGCCCAGAACGACGCGATGGACTACCAAGTCGCGATGGGACGGCTGAACCTCGACCGTCAGCGCCTCATGTCCGAGGACCGTAAGGCCACCATCAAGACTGTTGTTGATAAACAAAATAAGGACGCGGATAGGGCGGTCAAAGTCATCACCGCTTCACGGCCTCGGACTACCCCCAACACAGGAGCTAAGTAATGGACGAGAAGATTCTGATGGTGTTGAGACAAAAACTCCGCGAGCAACTCAACAACATGGCGGACAATATCGCCGGAGGCTCCGCCAGGGACTTTGCTGAGTACCGCTACGCTTGTGGCGTCATCCACGGCTTGGCGCTGGCCGAGCGCGAACTCCTCGACCTCGTTGAGGTCGCTAAACGCAACGACAATTAACCCCCAACCCCGGGTCGAAGACCCGGACCACACGCCGTGGTGCTCGGGCAAGCCACGGTGCCAACCTGCCCGCAAGAGAGAACCATGAACGACGACGTGAATGACCTGCCTGACTCTGAGAAGGCGAAGCAGCTCCCCGAGCCCTCGGGCTACAAACTGCTCTGTGCGCTTCCCGAAGTGGAAGACAAGTACGAGAGCGGCATCCTGAAGGCGGACACCACCGTCCGTGTCGAGGAGCACAGCACCGTGGTGCTGTTCGTGCTCAAGGTGGGCCCCCAAGCCTACGCTGACATGGACAAGTTCCCCAGCGGCCCCTGGTGCAAAGAAGGCGACTTCGTCATCACCCGCGCCTACGCGGGCACGCGCTTCAAGATTCACGGTCGTGAGTTCCGTCTGATCAACGACGATCAGGTGGAGGCTGTGGTGCAAGACCCTCGCGGGATCACGCGAGCATGACGCCCGCACCTAAAGAGAATGAGTTCTTGGGCGTAACGGACGACTTCTTTTGGTACGAAATGACGCAAATGGCGGAGCAACTCCGCGCACTGGCGAACCGCTTCGAGAACATGGAGCGCGTACTGAAGGCCCGTTCTTACGAACAGAACACGTATTTCCATTATTTGGAAAGCAAAACGCGCGAACTTAAGGCAGAAGTTGAGCTGCTGAGGAGCACCAATGGCTGAATTCCAATTTCCTGACGAAATCGAACCCAAGGACACCGCCACTGACAAGGCCACCGACAGTGTGGACTTCGAGATCGAAGACGAGACTCAGATCGAGATCGTTGACGATACCCCTGAGCAGGACAAGGGCCGCAAACCCTTGGAGAAGCCCGTGGAGGAGCCCACGGACGACGAACTGGCGCAGTACGGCGAGAAGGTCCGCAACCGGATCAAGGAGCTGACGCACGCCCGCCACGATGAGCGCCGCGCCAAGGAGGCGCTGGAGCGACAGCATCAGGAAGCCATCCGCGCTGCACAGGTGCTGGCTGAGGAGAACAAGAAGCTCAAGAGCCAAGTGACCAGTGGCACGACGGCTTTCGTCTCTCAGGCTCAGCGTCTGGCGGATGTCGAGGTTGACAAAGCCAAAGCAGCGCTGAAGGCCGCACATGAGGCCGGCGACACTGAAGCGTTTGTCGAAGCACAGGCCAAGCTGAACGAAGCGGTGTTTGCACAGCAGCGGGTTAAGGCGTTGAAGCCTACCCCCTTGCAAACCGAAGAACAACGTGATACCGTTGCGCCTCAACAGCCCTCGCAGCAAGCGCCGGTTCCGCAGATCGACCCAGCCACTGAGGCTTGGAAGCAACGGAACCCGTGGTTCGGGCAAGACGATGAGATGACGAGTCTTGCGATGGGCGTGCACAACAAACTCGTCAGGTCCGGGTACACCCCGGGGTCGAAAGAGTACTTCGATACCATCGACTCCAGGCTCCGGCATGTCTTCCCGGACAAATTCGAGGCTCCCAAGCCCGAGCCGGCCAAACGGCCAGCAACCGTCGTAGCACCGACGCAAAGAGCTACGTCAGCGAAAAAGATCAAGCTGACGCAATCGCAAGTAGCAATCGCCCGACGCCTCGGCGTCCCCTTGGAAGAGTATGCCCGCAACGTGGCACGATTGGAGCAACAGAATGGCTGAGACCCGCACGCCCCGAGAACTCGCTACCCGCGAGAAGACGCAGCGTCGCTGGCGTCCCGCTTCTACGCTCCCTGAGCCGGTTCAAGAGCCCGGTATGGGCTTCCGGTGGGTGATGACGCATCTGCTGGGGGACGCAAACCCCACCAATGTGTCGCAACGACTGCGTGAGGGCTACGAGCCCGTCAAGGCAGAAGATCACCCTGAATTGGCTTATGAAGCCAACGCCAAGACGGGGAACATCGAGATCGGCGGATTGATGCTGTGCAAGATGCCTGAAGAGATGGTGCAGCAGCGCACGGCGCACTACACCGACCTGACGAATAGTCAGTCGCTCTCGGTGAACAACAAGTTCGCCAGTCAAAGTGATCCGCGCATGCCGTTGTTTGCTGAACAGAAAAGCAGCACGTCGCGTGGGTCGTTCGGTAACGGTTCCTGATAGGAGTCATAAATGGCTTTCCCCACGATTGACAAGCCCTACGGGCTTGAGCCGATCAACCTGAAGGGCGGTATTCCGTTTGCAGGTTCGACTCGGATGATCCCCATCGGCCAAGGCTACGCCACCAACATCTTCAACGGGGATGTGGTTGGTCTATCCAACGGCAACAGCATCATCACCCCCTACAACGCGGACACGCAGTCCGCCGCTGCGGCTGGTGACATTGTCGGCGTCTTCCTGGGCTGCGAATACAGCACCGGGTCGGGCCCGATCTTCGGTAAGCTGCGTCAGCAGTACTACCCGGCAAGCACCAACGCCCCCGACGCGGTGGCCTACGTTCTGGACGATCCCAACGCCCTGTTCAAGGCCGTTGTGGTGGCGCAGGCGCAAGGTTCGGCCAACACGCAACTGAACACCGGCACGACCGTCGGCTACATGTCGCCGTCGTTCCTGGGCACCAACGCCTTCCTGATCGCTGGCAACGGCGGCTCGACGGCAACTGGCAACTCGCTGGCTGGTGTTTCGGGCGGCAACCCCACGGTGTCTTCGTCGGTGGCTGGCAACATCCGCCAGACGGTCGGCACCGGTGCGGGCACTTCGCCTTGCCTGCGCGTGATCCAGTTGGTCCCCGAGACGGCGGTCACGGTGCAGACCGCGCTGTCCTCGTCGCCTTCCGCTGCCACGACCTTCACGGTCTCGTCCACCACGGGCATCGTCCCGGGTATGCAGTGCGTCATCGCGGGCATCAGCGGTACCACCGCTGGTTCGCCGGGTAGCAACCTGACGGTCACGGGCGTGGTCACCTCCACCTCGACCATCACGGTCAGCGCCAGCGTCACGGCGTCGTCTGGGGCCTCGGTCAGCTTCATCGGCTACCCCGAAGTCATCGTCGGCTGGAACTTCGGTTACCACTCGTACTTGCTCGCCGCTGGCGTCTGAGGAGTCTGAATCATGGCAATTTCTCGTGCACAGCTCCTCAAGGAGCTTCTCCCTGGACTCAACGCCCTGTTCGGCATGGAGTACAAGCGCTACGCCGAGGAGCACAAGGAGATCTACGAAACGGAGACCTCCGACCGTTCCTTCGAAGAGGAGACCAAGCTCTCCGGCTTCAGCGCCGCTCCGGTGAAGAACGAAGGCCAAGCCATCGCGTATGACAATGCGCAGGAAGCCTGGACCGCTCGTTACAACCACGAGACGGTGGCTATGGGTTTCTCCATCACCGAGGAGGCGATGGAAGACAACCTGTACGACAGCCTGAGCACCCGCTACACCAAGGCTCTGGCCCGGGCGATGTCCTACTCCAAGCAGGTCAAGGCCGCGAACATCCTGAACAACGGCTTCAACGCTGCCTTCCCGGGTGGTGATGGGGTCAGCCTGTTCTCGACGGCCCACCCGCTGGTCTCTGGTGGCACCAACAGCAACCGCCCAACGGTTGCCTCGGACCTGAACGAGACCTCCCTGGAGAACGCAGTGATCCAGATCGCTGCGTGGACGGACGAGCGTGGTCTGCTGATTGCTGCCAAGCCTC